ATATGATGAGTATAAAGCACAAAGAGATAAAATTTCGCAAGAATGGAACACTCAATGTGATGCAGCAAAAGCCAAAGGTGAAACACCACCTCTACATCCGGCTTTACCACAAACTCCCTCAGAAATAGACATTATCAGCAAGGCCCAAACCTTGAATGGTTTTGTGTCTAACATTCCTGTGGAACTTCCAAAAGTTACCAAGAAATCTGCCTGAGGGTTGGGGTCTAACCCCAAACACACACAAGGAGAACAAATGAAGTTGTCAAAAACTTTATTGATTGTATTTACCTCGTTATGCATACCCATTTCTGCCAAGCAATATGAACCTTCAATCAAGGAACAAGTTGGTGCAGATATCAATAAACAGGTTCTTTGTATTGCTAAGAACATTTACTACGAAGCAGCAAAAGAATCACACGAAGGAAAACTGGCCGTTGCACAGGTCACCATTAATCGTGCAAACAGCAAGAGATACCCATCAGATTTTTGTGGTGTTGTTTACCAAAAGACTGGTGCAACCTGCCAATTCTCATGGACTTGTGAGAATGTTAATCCAGTTAAAGATTCATATGCATGGGAAGAATGCCTGTACATTGCTAAAAGGGCATTAACAGAATCAGTATTGCACAGAGAGCTTGCCAAAACCAAGGCAATGTTCTACCATGCAGTCTATGTTAACCCTGGTTGGACCAATATCAGAGTTGTGAAGAAGATTGGTAACCACATTTTTTATACTAAAGGATAATCGTGCCTACGAAAACTGAAATTAATGATTTTAGTGAAATGATTTCCAAGTTGTCGTACACCTTAGGTGGTACACACATGGATGCAATCATTCACCATTGTGAACAAACTGGCATGGAGGTCGATGTTGCATCATCATTGGTCTCCAATGCATTGAAGTCTAAGATTCGTGAAGAAGCACAAGAATTGAACCTATTGAAGAAAAGTTCTAAATTGCCGATATGATTGAACTAATTGAAGTTAATACCGCCGAACAAAAAAGTTTGGTGAAAAATATTATTGAAAATAACCATTCTTATGTTCCAACAAATTCTTCTGTTGGTCGTAGAATTGATTGGTTAATTTTTGAACACAAAGATGATTCTCTACCGGAATGTATCGGTATGATTGGTATTGGTTCATCAGTTTATCCTCCACCAAAAGATATACTAAGATTCCTTGGCGTATCTAAAGATGAATACAAAAATAAATTCAACACGATTGCAAATAATTGGCGTTTTTGTTTTAGTAAATCAGTTAAAAATGCTGGCACACAAGTATTAAAACAATTGAGACTAAAATCCCGTGAAGCATGGAAAAGAAAATATGGTGATGATTTAACACACATCATCACCTTTGTTGGTGCCGGTAAAAATGGTGCAGTCTATCTTGCCGACAATTGGAAAAAAATAGGTGAGACTGCTGGTTTACCATCACACAAATCTTCTTCCATGAAATGGAATAATAAAACTGAACTGAAAGAACTTTTTGTTAAACCCACAGGTGAAAACAAAAAAATTATTTTTATTAAACCAATCTAAAGGTGTGTTATGCCAAGTAAAGAATATTATGAAGGCCGTGATATGGAGAAAAACAAATTTCTCCATGAACATTTAATCAATTTCTTTAAATTTGATAAAATAGATTCTGATGGATCAACACAAACAAAAACAGATGTTATTGGCATAAAAAATGGTCAAAAAATTTGTCTGTCGGTTAAAAACGCATCAGGTAAAAACACGCAAGTGCATCTAACAACTTTAAAAAAATTAACCTCTGATTTGAATATTCCAAATAATATTGTTTCCAAATTAATTCTTTGGTTTGGAACAAATGATATGAATGAATTTGAATTATTATCAAGTGGTAAAAAATTGTCCAAGTATGAGATAGGTCATTCTCGATTGTCTAGTAATAACATCAGAGATTGGGACAAAGTTCCAGAGTGGTTTAATGCAAACAATCGTAAAATTGCAAACCTGTTGATACAAAGTTTAAATAACGGAGAAAAATCAAAATTCTTGGTTTGGAACAATAAGGTCAAAAAATCTTTACAAATAGTTGATATACCAAAATTGATTGATTTTATCGAAAAAGAATGTATTTGGATTACTATGCCTAGTGGAACTATTTTAAGATGCATCACACCAAATAACAAAGCCATCCTCTGGTTACAAATGAAAGGTAATCATACAGATGAAGGTTATAATCGTTGCCCACAATTTCATTTGGTTGAAAATTGGCCAGAAGAAATTGTATTGAGTAAACAAATTGTCACACTATGATTTTCTCGCTTGAAGAAGGTTCCGGATTCTCCGCCTTTGCTTTATATAATGCCATTAAACTTCATTTTACTACTGATAGCTACGATTATTTTAAGTATCACGGCAAGACCAACGTTACCAGAGATAACTTTGCCGTCAGAAAAGATAAGTACACATTCTATAAGTTATCCCGTAAATACAAACTGGAAGACTTGAAGAACTTTTATGTGGCTAATTTTCTTGTTACCGAATCTAACTGGATTGGTGAGATTGCCAATCTAGAAGGTGAAGAAACATACAAACAATGGCAAAAAAGAAATCAGAGCTTGACTTATAGATTCGAACAAGATATAATAGGTCTACTCAGCGCAACACAAACACCAAATGAAATGTTGGTGGTAGAAGATGGTCAGTATCCGTTACTCTTAAAAGAGTTGACTTACAGTACCATAAATTTTGAAACGGTGTGTATACTTAACAACATTATGAATTTCTTGCCTATGTGGTCTAAAAAAATAACAGATGATGTTGTTTGGCCATCATGGAAAAGAAGAATTGAAAAGTACACACCGTTCATTGAATTTGATAAAGACAAATTGAAATTGATTTTGAAAGAAAGTTTGAAAGAACATGTTTCTGTTTAAGAAAGAAAAGATAGTATTGACAGCATATACGGATGATCCAACATTGTTGGAGATGTTTCCGGTTGTGGAAGCCAATAAAAACTATCCACCATATTACAAAACATTGGAATCCAAATATCAAAAATTAGACAGAAGAAATAGTCGATTTGTTGAGAATGCTCCAGAAAAGCAATCAACGATTCGATCTTGTTATGGTATTAATAATTTTAATAACTACGGTTTCATTCTTCCGGTTTGGGGAGAGTATTCTATTGTAATGGACAATTCAAATGCTCATGCTATTGGTTCGGCTGATAATCGAATTAGTTACCATGAAGGTGAACAATCTGCGGGAGCATTAGATCCATATCATATTTTTAAATTGGAATCTCCATGGGAATTTACCTGCAATAGAGATATTAAATTTCTTATGACGCAAAATGTTTTTGCTGTAAATTCGGAATACTATTCAATAACACCAGGCATCACAGATTTCTACAATCAAACCACCACGAATATTTTTTTGATGGTTAATAGACACCAAAATAACAAAGAGATATTGATTAAGGCTGGTAGTCCACTTGCAAAATTCATACCATTAACCGATGAAGATGTTGAGTTGAGGCATGAGGTGGTTGATGATGTTAAAAAAGTTAAAGTCAAACCATTTAAATATTTCTTTCATAATGGTTTAACCAAAATGATGAGAGCCAAAAAAACAACAGCCGAGAAAAAACAGGCTAAATGTCCTTTTCATTGGAAATAATATGAGCAAACTAAAAATTTCTTGCATCTATTTGGACATGGATGGTGTAATATGCGACTTTGTTGGCCGTTACAAAAAACTATTCAATGTGAATCCAGATCAAACTCGGAACAAAAAAGAATTTGGTAATCTGTTCAATCAGTTTATTCAAGGCCAAAACTTTGCAACACTTGAAATGATGCCACACGCTGGTGAATTACTGGAGTTTCTACGCAATGCACCAGTGCCAACAGAGATACTATCATCTACTGCTCGTCCAGATTCACACGATAGTATTTCAAAACAAAAAGAGATTTGGTTGGACTCCCACGGAATTAAATTCAAGCGTAATTTTGTACCGGGTAAACAACTAAAGAAAGAATATGCCAGAGAGGACACTCTCATCATTGATGACACGGAAACTGTCATTACTGATTGGCGTATAGCAGGTGGTCATGCAATCTGGCATAGGGATGTGCCTAACACCTTGGCAATGTTGAAGGTTATACTTTGACAACGCCTAAATAATGTTATATAATGCATCATGTGGATAATCCGTTTATACAACTATACTCCGTTAATACGAAAGGTAAATTATGGTAGATTTCTCTAAACTCAAAAAATCGTCTGGTAATTTGGACAA